ACAAGGCAAGTCCATGTATCGCTATTGGCGAACGTGACCAAATACGAAGTCAGATTCGGCGTGCTGGTGTCGTTTGGCACTAACGAGAACGCCTGAATCACACCGCCCTGCACCACCACAGTACGCTTTGTCCCGGTGATCGCCCATCCGGTATTCGTCTTGGCCTGTGATTGAACCGTGAAACTCCCACTATACGGATTGCCGAACGGGTCATAGACCGGGCCAACAATGGTGGTCGTATTGACCTGGGCAAAAGCACTGGTGACGATGAATAAGGCAAGTAAGACTTTCATATATTTATGCGAGTTGAAAAGTGTATTGAACTCCCTGTGGACGCGGCACGATCATGTCATTCAACAATGCCCACTGAATTGCAGGCGACAAAGAAGCGTAGATTTCAACCGTTGCAGTCATCACGGCAGAGTGATTATCAACTCCATTATCGACAATCAGAACATTACCGCCAAGAATCTGCGACAGCCCCCCCGAATTGGGAGGCGTCCCGGTTGAATACGGTGTGATCGAATCAATCTGCCCATTCCAGTGATTCCTGAAAACATTACATTGCAGCAACGTTCGATAGTCGTTGTCCGCAAGCCATGAACTTTCAGCAGCGGTGAATACGGATTGCACGTTCACCAGTAATCCCGTTCCGGTTGCCGGGAACCGGGCCGTTGTACTTACGTTTAATTGTGGATACCAACCAAAGCCAGCCGTAGATGGTGGAGTCACGAAACTCAACGGAGCATTGACGCTACCACCCGAAACGCTTGTCACTTGTCCAATCATCCCGGTCCAGCCGCCAAGAGGTTGATACTGGTCGATCAAAACGTAATCGCCAACACTATACCCACTTCCGCCACTGGACGGGCCGGCCTCCGCGCCAACGTAATAGTTAACCTGAAATGGCAACAGGCGCGGTACGCCGATGATAGACCCGAGAATATCCAACTGCGAACCAATTGCCGTATTCAGGTCAAATGCCGACAGCATGGCTTTAGCGCACGCCGCCGCATCCTGGTACAGTTTCAGGTTTGCCGCCAGCCACGCCAGCATCTTCGCTGAACCCTGATATTCGCTGGTAATCAGCGATTCATAGTAGGACAGCGGTTTCGAGAATGGCGTAATTGAAGTGGACATGATTTAAGCCAGAACCAGCGTCACATTGTATGGGTTCCCAAGTGCCGCAAAATTATAAGGCAAACTTAGCGACAAGTTCGTAGCCACCGGGCTATAAAATACCGCTTGAGTCACCGATGTCAGAAGCGGTTGATTCAGATTCAGCGTTGTCGATCCAGTCAAGGAAGAAACGAACGTACCAGTGAACTGCCCTGCTGAACCATTCCCCGCCCCGGCAATCGCTAATGGAGGCTGAAGATACGGAACGTCACTGACAAACTGACCGGGACCGAACGGGCTAAATGTGATCGTTTCGCTACTGATCGCCCCGTAAATCTGATTAGATAACTGAACGGTGTTCGCCCCAAGTCCCGTTATGAATGTCTGCGGCGCAATATTCACGTTCGCGGGCCATGTGCCATCGCAGACATAATCCCCGAGCGAAAGACCCGTTGTCGATGTGGTCGTAGTCAGGACCGAGGAACCGGCAACCGCCGATGCTGTTCGCGTCGTCTGCGGGTTACTGGCTACAGTAATGGCCGATGCGCCGCCCGTGCCGGTTGCCGAATACAGGAACGGTGCCGAGCCAATCGGGGTATAAAGTGTCATCCCTGTGATGGCAAATGCAGGAGCCGTCTGTAATGGCTGAACACTCACCGCCGCATAATACAGTTCGCTGTACAGAATGGATTGCCCAATGCCCAGGGAATTCAAGTAATTGGAAATTGCCGCCTGTATCTGTACTCCAAGCGAAGTGCTCCATCCGGTCAATCGCGTGATTTTTACAACCACCACAATCGGGGTGTACTGGAGCAAGCCGAAATTGATAGTCTGCGTCAGCCCGCCATTCGCTCCGGTAGGAGAAGCCACTGTTTCGGAAATCTGCCCCGCCGCCGGCGTCAACACAGGCCATGCCGTGTAACAACCAATCCCCTTGTTGCTGTAGATCGCCTGTGCAATCGTCGTCAATTCAGCGGACGAAGGCGTACCCGCTGGCATTTCACTTGTTTCAACGACGCAAGTCAGGGAATTAGCGGGCCTGCCCGCTGAATCAGTTGAACCGAAAATTACCGCCCCGCTGACCGATCCCGTACTGGCCTGCGACATTGTGACCGTAAGCCCGCTAATACTGGAAATGTACGTCCCCGATGGGATATTCGTCCCGGTGATCGACATGCCGCTCCGCAACCCGAAAATCGACGCAACCGTGAGGCTCACGGAAGCGCCGGATGTTGTTCCCGTAGTGGCAATCGGTGACTGATAATTTTCAAAAACCTGAGATCTAGTCACGAAATCTAAAGCCGCGAGCGAAGCGGCGGTTCCGCCAAGCAATGAGAGTGAAGGCAAAGCCTGCGCCACCAGCAACCGCGCCCGGTAGGACGAATCCGCTTCCGCCTCAGACCCCGCCGTAGCAGCATTAGCGTTCGTTACAGCCGTCCAGCCAGAGGTAGGGGTGGCAATGGTCGAGATCGCGCCAGCGGCGGCTGTAATAGCCCCCTGTGCCTGCGCTGTGGCCGTTACAGTCGTTCCCCCGGTAACAATCGTGACCGATGAAGGCAGCGACCAGAGATTGCCTGAAACATCCTGCACCACGCCGTTCGTTACAACCGTCCCATTGGTCCCGGTTAGCGTCACTTGAGCCGAAGAAAATCCTGCTGGCTTCCGCGCCGTTCCGATCAGTTCGCCAACCAAATCCAGTGACGTACCGATAGCCGTCAGAGGGTTTAATGCCCCCATGACGATCTGGAGCGCGTTCTGGTAGTCGTATGCCTGAAGTGCTCTCGTTGCAATATCCTGAAAATCCGGCGAATCCGCCCCAAGGTAACAGGACGGCCCGTAAATGTTCAGATACGCCTGAACCAGATAATTCAGAATGTCGTTGTATTGCGACAGTGAAAGGCCAGAGGATGTAATCGTCGGAGGAGTGTACGCCATAGATTTAGACTGTCGCCTGAATTCCAGGTAAAGGTTGGTTCAACGTGATCGTTCCGTAAACAGTTTGAACATCACAGGAAAATGAATAGCTGCGGTTTGCGCCTGCATACGTCACCACCAGATTGCTCAAGCCTGTAACGTATGGCGTGCCGAGAATGCGCTGGCGAAGAATCAACGCGACCCCATCATTCGTATTCGGTACTCCAAGAATACTTTGGAACAACGGCGTCCCTGTCTGAAGATTAAGGAACCATTCACCCTGAAGCAATAATAGCCGCGTTTGAATCGCCTGTGCTACTGCATTGATTCCAGAAAGGAAATTCGATAGCCCCTGCCCGCGCAAAGGATCGCCGCCCGCTGATGTAAACGTAACTGAAGTACCGCTGGAGATCGTGGTCGTGGTCGTAAAAGGCGCAATACTCACAACCGTTCCGCTCACCGAGGCCACCGGCGTACCGGACGGTATTCCAGGCACGGAAACGATTTGTCCTTGCGTAAGGCCATTCCCGATAAAGGTCACCGTACTGGAACTGAGCAATTCAGCGACCGGCTGCGACAAAGTTATGGTGATCGTACTGCCGGAAATACTGAACGCCGCCGCAATTGTTCCAGTGGCTATCCCTGCCCCATTGACCGACATTCCAACAACTGCCGTCCCCGCCTCGAATACCGTGGCTTGCGGGCCGGAAAGCGATGAAGCAGGAATCGTCATCGTATACGCTGCGAACGTCACATAGATGCCGCCAACTGCGGAAATCACAGGCTGCGACAATGTGACCGTATCGCCCGCTACCGAAACCACCAGCGTATTCGGCTGAATCGCAGGATTCGTGAAAGTAAGATTTTCCGAACTGATCGCGGAAGTCGTTGGCAACGATACGGTTACGTTCGTCCCCGAAATGGATACTACCTGAGTAGTCGATTGAATCCCATACCCTGAGACAATTTGACCTGTCAGTAAATTTGAAGCGGAACCAACGGCAATCACACTAGACCCAAGACTCGCCGTGCCTGTGGTTGAAACCACCGAAGTAACCAACTGACCGGCAGCGATATTGCTGGAAGATGAAACCGTCATCGTTGTCGATCCAGCTAGTACCGTTCCGTATGTCGAGGCGTAATTGGCCGTTGCTGAACCACTGACCGCCGCCGCCACAGTGAAGCTGCTTGCGCCACTGGCAACATTAGACGCAATCGTTGTGGTCAGTGTCGATGGGGGCGAAAGTTGCCGATATGTAAAAACAGGGAGTGACATGATTATGCTGGAGGCCCGGTTTGCGATCCACCCGACTGAACACCGCTGTGCCGATGCGTCTTGATAACGACTCCATCGACCGTTGCGTGGCCGATTCGGCTTGTGATGGCAACCGTTTGGCCCTGTAAGGTCAACGCGCCGGATGCCTGTATGCTGATGTTCTTCGTCGCGTTCACTGTGACATTCGGAGCAGTTATCGTGATTCCATTCGTCGCAAGGTCAATGACCACTTTCCCGTCATCGCTGCGAATCTGCATGGATTCCGTGGAGTAATTCTTTAATCCGCGCGGTGTGCTGCGAAGCCCGAATACTGCAATTGCATCAGAAAGGCTGTGCCGCCGCGCCGTGATCGGCTTATTATTTAACCCGCCATTCTGCCACCATGAATCCAGTTCCGTATCCGAAAACACCAGCAGGCATTCGTCCCCGGCCTGAATCGGCATTGTCAGATTCCACCCACCGGCAGACGGGAATATCACAGGAACGTCCTGAATCACTCCGGTATTCGTCAGTTGAGAACCGCTCATACCGCCGCCAGGCGGAACGTAAGTCGCCTGAATGTTGATCGGGCCATCAACGCCGTTGAGATTGTACTGAACGCGCTCGTTGATCGCAAAGCGCACGCTTACCGTAGCAGGAGGACCGGGAAAGAACTCCTGAACGATTGCCGGGACAGCTACACGTAATCCTTCATTGATGATTTGCGCGATTTGCCGGAATCGACTGGTCGATTGCCCAATTCGCTGCGGAATGTTTACGCCGAAGTTGCTATCCTGCGCCGGTCCCGGCGTCGGAGCCGTAACGGGCAATGGCTGCGAGTTGAAAGTTGACATTTTGTTATCCCACCGCCGGCGATGTGATGTTCAGGAAATTTCGGAAGAACTGATTTGTCAATCCAGTGATTTCGGTGTACCAATCGGCGTTCCCGCCTCTGGTGTCGCCAACGTGCCGGATTCCGGCGACCACGTAATCCCCGCCCTTGTCCAGAATCGCTGGATAGCCAGGTATGGTGTACGGAAATTGGTTAATGACCGTCCCCGGAGCCAACCCAACCACGTCGCCAATCCGAACGCCAGCGTCCATCAAAACTTTGAACGTCACGCCCTGCTGTGTCTGCTCTGGCACACCAAGCAGCGTCTTTTTAATCACTCCGGTTGTCGATCCAGCGGGCGCATACACCCCCGGCAGATTCGGAGGGCCATACACATAATCCGGCACCGCCGTTGATGTAGACTCCAGTGACCGAACATTTAAGCCATTCGGGGAAAGCCACATCTGCAATTTATATGGAGCCGCAATCTTGGCGATTTCCGTTAACGGTTTACCGGAATACACCTGAGCACGCGAGAACTTTTGGGTGCTCAGGGTTTGCGAATCAACGCCAGATTGCCCCGTAACGGTTTGGTCGATCTGGATTCCGCAGGAATCGCAAATCTGCTGAATCGCCTGATACGGCGTCTTCCCGGCTGCTACGCTGATATTCACCGCTGACAATTGGTCCTGAAGCAACCCGACAAGACAGCGCAACGTGATCTTGTAATCCACCACGTTTTCGCGGGTCCAGATTGGCTGAAAAACATGACCACTCCAGATTTGATTCGCTTCAGGAGTGAACGGTCCACCGGAGCCACTTTTGTACCCTGCGCTGATCTGCAAGAGATCGCCCATTTGAATTGCCTCGCTCTGCTGAAGCAATGTCAACTGGTTTTGCAGGCCAGCCGCCAATGAAGACTGCGGCACACCCGAAGTCTGCAATTGCGCCTGTAGCGTCTCTGCGATATTGTAAAGCGTCATTTCGCAGGTCCAGTAATTCGCCCCACCGGACGGCCCCGCCGCCAAAGAGTGAGCCGCGATTTCAAACGTCGCCCTCAACGGGACGGCAAACTGGTCACTGGACAGGATAATGCCGTTGCTTTGCGTCTGCGGGGTTAGCTTGATCTGCCATGCCCGTTGAAAGTATGGCACCGCCGCTGACGTTGACATGGGTTATTTTTTCGGAGCTTCAGCGCAAACGATGTGCTTGCCCTGCGGTGTCGGCGTCTTTACTCCGCACGCTTTCGTGATGGCCGCTACCGCCGTCTGCATATCGGCTTGCGCCTGTGGCTTCTGCGTAGCCGCGATCTGGAGTGCGGCCTGTGCCTGCGCTTCCTGTGCCTGAATCTTCGTCATCACGGATTCAGCGCGGAAGTACTCAGCCTCCATCGCTGATGTGATTTCAGGCTCATCCTTCGCCTTTGGTGTCGGATCGGCGGCAAGCAGGATGCCGCTGAAAAATGCTGCTGCTGCAAGTATCTTCATAGTGCTTATGATACTCCGATGAAGGGCCATCAACAATGGGTAACGATTCCATTCACTGATTCAAATGAAGAAGTTGGAGAGCCAGAACAAGAAACACCAACGGTTGCGCCGCCATTGGCATAATACGCCCCGCCAGTGATGATGTTGCCGACAGCATTAACGTATCCGCCGGTGGTTAAACCAGCAGTATTGTAGGCGTAACCAGTGCCATACACTCCAAACCCTGCCGCCGAAATCCCATACGTTGAACTCGTTAGCCCGCCGCTTGCGGTAATTGAACTGGAGAAAGTATTGGACCCCGTGAACGTTTGATTAGCGGACAATACCGCATATCCCGTACCGGAAGTTATACACGAAGGGCAATTTATCGTCTGGTTTGGCCACGAACCAGTAACCGTTATATTCGTGCCAGCTACAATACTAGGAGATGTTGTTCCGGTGCCGCCATGCGCTACGTTCAGCGTCCCGCTTAGTGTAATACTGCCACTGGTTAACGTAGATGGGGTTAATCCGGTACTCCCGGCAGAGAAATATGTAACCCCGCCGCCACTACCAGAACAACTACCAGCGGTCCAAACTCCTCCCGCTCCAACAATACAATCTCCATCAACTTCCGTGACGGCAACTATCGGCTGGTAAGTCGCAGTGCCGAATGAATAATACAAACCAGTGCCATTATTGTAAAAATAGGCATGATTCGATACTCGTGTTGGACTATTCACGCTCCCGAAATCCAACCAGCCATTGGTGGCCACCCCACCCTGCCCGGTCACACTAAAATTACTACCCTGAAACTCCACGTTTGCCCCCCCTGCGTTTGCCCCAAAGGTAGGAGCACTCATTCCAGTACCGGGACCATTTCCAACAGTCAGAACATAGGTGGACGGATTGTAAGTAAAATAGGATGCCCCTGTTGGAGAAGACCCTGTACTATAAATCACTTCGTTTGCGGAGGGCCAGCTTACGCCGCCCGCGCAACTACCAGAAGACCACTGACTTGAAACGTTTACAACCAAACAATTACCAATCGTTCCAGGAGCAACGCCAGCGGGAGAACTAGTGCTATTCGAGATAACCACATCGCCAGAAGCGGGCCATGTTACGCCACCGCCACCGCCGCAGCCAGTGCAAGATACAACAGTAAGCACACCGGAACTGGAAATCCCATAGCCGCCATTCGTCGTAATAGATTGAAAATTTGCATCACCCCCCCCGGTAACATACAAGGTTCCAGTGTTCGATTGCAAACAATGAGAAGAGGTTGTGTTGGTGCAATTGAACAACGGCGATATGATCCCGTTCGTTGTAATGTCGGTGTTCCACCCGCCGTTATTCAGGTTGAAAAACAGGCCGGAAGGATATCCGTTGAACGTGGTCGTG